CGGCAGCTATGTAGAGCCGGTGGAATATGTAGAGAATGTAACCGTTCTGGTAAATGGCGCAATCGTGCCGGCAACCAATTACACTGTAAGCGGAGGCATTATCACCTTCCGACAGATTCCATCCGGCACAGTGACGGCTAACTATACATATTACTGGAAAGTGATATTGGCAGATGACGGACTGACCATCAGCAAGAGATTTGACAATATCAATACCGCAGAAATCAAGCTGGAGGTAGCACGATGAAGGATGTTGGCACAGGCTTAGAAAATTACCTGAATACGGAAAAGCATATGACAAGCTGCGACCTGTTCGAGCTGCGGCTGCCGGGTGGCAGTGTATATTATTACACTGATGCAGATAAGGATATCCTGTATGATGGCCATAACTACCGACATGACGTGCTGCTAATCAAACGCCAGCAGGTCAAGGTTAATGACAGCGTAGTTGTCGACACGCTGAGCGTAAACATCAAGGCTGATAAGACTGCTAAAATCGGCAACACGCCGCTGCTGAAGGCTGCACATGACGGCACACTGGATATGAGCAAGCTGCATTTACGC